CTATGTATTTGTAGGCAATTCATCTATTCGTTCATTCATATAAGAAAGATTTGCTATGTCATAATCAACATTTTCACCTAACAATGTAATAAAATCGGCGGCCTTCTTTGTGTGCTCTCTCATCCGCGATACTTCCCATAATGCTACTTTAATCGCGCCACCAAATGCCATTTCATACTTTTCCCAAAATTCTTCTGTTTCTTTTAAAGCACGTTTATAATATTCTTGTTTGGGCTTCGTTGTAGCAAATTGTTGTAGATATTGAAACACTTCTTTTGTATATTCTTCCACATGATAAGTCTTATTCTCATAATGAATCTTATCCATACATAATGATTCTTTATCTACCGAAGAAGAAGGTGGTGCTTTTGCCGGCACTGGCTTATTTTTTACTTTAACAACCGGACTCGCAGGTTTCGCTCCTGAATCTGCTTTTTGCATTATACTATCTATTCCTGCATCATCGTTTGTTCTTGGTGGAGCAGTTTTAGATACAAATTTTCCCATTGCTGCTTTAGGATCCTTAGTAGTATTCTTCATTGGAGCAATCGGTTTCCCAGGACCCAATTTTTCTTTTATTTGTGCTTCAATAACAGATAATCTCATACCTTTTCGTAATGATTGATATAATGAACGTTTATCTTTATCAGATAAATTATCTGGTAAACCTTCTTTAAAATTATCAAAATCACCATCAACGGCATGTGATCTTAATTTAGAAGCTGACATTCCTGTGGCATCGTCTGCATCTGGATCTCTTTCACCAGCGCTTTCTATTTCTATTTTTTTAAAATCATAAAAACCATGAGCTTTGCCATCAACACCATTATATTGAGGTAACAATTTTTTAAATTGATTTACTCTATCACTTCCTACAACCATAATAACTTCTTCATATCCTTCATCATGTAATAATGAAAGGGATTTCAATGCATCTTTAGGTTGATCACCTGAATACTTAAAAATGTCTTCGCCTTTCGGTTTAAACATTTTTTTCATCCATTTAATCTTTTCTTTATATTCTAATGGATTCTTTTTAGAATCTTGTGTAGAACTAGGGAATATAAAAGCATCACCACGATTGCGTTTAGCAACTGCGGTTACCTTATTAACTAAAATCTCGTGTCCAATTGTAGGGGGGTTAAACCGACCAAAAGCAAATACTGCTGTCTTTAACGACCCTTCCCGTAATTGAGTAAATGAAATCACATTCCCCCTCGAACCTTATCGAGATATGCGTCTTTAACAGACTGGTTTAATTTGTCGTTAGACATTTTTTCAAAACCCTTTACTTCTTCCACATCCTCTTTGTCTTTTGCTGCTTTTTCTGCTATTCTCAAAACCGAGGCAGCTAGATCACTTTTTGGTCCTGTGAACGGTCCGCTACCAAAATAATCATGACTCTCGTTTTGTTCTTTCTTCTCATCGCTCTTTCCAGAATACTTACTCTTTCCTTTCATTTCACCCTTGGAGAGAGGTCCTAGCTTTTCAAAGTCTTTATCTCTTGGTTTCTCCCACTCTTCTTTTTCTACATTCCCCGTTTTCTTGTTAGCAGCTTTACCAAATTTAAATGCTTGATAATCTTTTTTTGCTGCTTTGAAATCTGCACGTTTCGATTTAAGATTTTGTCCTGGTGGTTGACTAGTGTCACCAACTCTTGAAGCGGCTTTAGCCGATACGGCTCTTTGTTGTCCAGCTTTCGCTTTAGCTGATTGTTGCGCGCGTTGTAATAAGCCTTTTGAAAGTTCATCAACAGGTTCTTCTGTAGATGTATAACTGTTATACATATTCCTCTTAACACTACTTAATCTCTTATCACGGGAATCTTGGCTTTCGGGCTTGGCCGGCTTTTCGCCAGCTGCCGCACTGAATTTTGCGGATTGTTTCTCTCTCTTCTCTGCCTTCTTCTTTGTCGCCTTCTCCCTTTCTGTCCTTCCTCCGTCAACGCTGCCAAATCATGGTGGTCTTTTTGTTTCTCCATATCTTTGTGTGCTGCACTTGCGGCTCGCTTTAAAAGACCAGTTGTAATTTCAGCGAAAGTCTTCTTAATATCTCCGCCGCCCTTCCATTCTATTCTTGCATCAGAGGCTTCTTCTTTTGGGCCGTATCCTTTAGGTGTTACATCTTTAATATTAAGTTTTTCTCTACCTTTTGCAATACGAGCTGCGACTTCTGGTTTTAAATCACCTTTTTTGTCAAAAAACTTTGCAAGGTGAGGTGGTAACTTTGATGCTTCTTCCATCTCAACTTCTCCTGCTCTTGCCCTTTTAAGCTTAGCTTGAGTTTCTGGAGAAGAAGGAGTTTCTCTAGCCTTCTTCCTTCTCTCTGATTCTTTTCTTTTATTATCATACATATCTATGCCGGATGAATCAACTTCATTAACTGGAGATTCTGTATATTCTTTATATGTTTTCACCAGTCGCTCCTATCTCCGCCACCCTTCCATTCTATTCTTGCATCGGTACCTTCTTCGATAGCATCTAAGAACCCTTGTAACATATATGGTAATTTTTGTGGACGTCTCATAAACTTATGAACATAGTCCTCATATACTTGTGCTAGTTTATTTTTAATTCTATCAGGCGCGGAATCAATGCAATCACGTAATGCATCAATCAACTGGTCAGAATACTTAGATTCTTTCAGGTCGCGCTTTGAGAATTCTTTGTAATTTTTCATTGGTCCCAATCCTTTTCTGCGGTAAAATTTATTCTACTAAATTCCATTCTGTTAACTAATTTTAATCCCTTACCAGAATCAAATGAGTCAATAGCAACAAACCCTTCTGGTTTTGTTACTTTATACCCGGATGAGGTTTTAATAAAGGTAGAAGTTAAACCTTTTACCTCTTCTAACTTCTCTACAATATATAGCTTAATATTATTTATTAAAGCCATTATACGAAAAACAGTACCTATCTGATCTATATTCCCATTTAATTTCTTTAAGTATTCATCAACAGTCATTTGTTTTCGTGTACGACCTTTTTCTGATTTTAACTTTGCAACATCTTTATCTAACTTAGCTTTAATAAATTTTACACAATCTCTTGCTAACCTTTCTTCTATAAATTCACCTTCTCTGACTTTAGAATTTATATAGGTCTTAATATGAACTTTTAATATATTATCATCTTTGATACTATCAAGAAAACGACCATTGACTTTATTAAAATCTTTTCCTAACTGAGACAACATATCTGTTACTTTCTTTTCATCTGCCTTTGTAAATGTTGCTGTTCCACTTACATCTGTAAAGTCCGCATTAACAGCCCAAACATCCTTATGTGATGTCCATTGATTTACATCTGCACCAAACTCAGCTTTCAAATCTGCTAAGTCTTCTTGTCCTGCTGTTCTGTATGTTGTATGAAAAACAATTCCAATCTTTGCTTTAATTATGGCATTTGCTAATTCTGTATTTAAAGGAACGGCATAAGTTATCGTATTAGGTGTAAACGTAATCTGTCTTTCCTTATCAATTGTCTGTATCTTCTTATCTTTATCCTCTGTCCAAAGAACATCACCTTGAAAAATATTACCTGGAATCTTTAACTTAGGTAAATGTTCTAATAAAGCACTCATTTTAGCATGAAGAGGGCCGCCACCGAAATGTTCATCAACATCAGCTTGAATAAAACATGGGCGTCTCATTGACTTATAATCAACAAAGAATTTTCCATTAGGATGGATACCGGCGACTATAGCAGGAGCGCCATCCCATTTAACAGTAACATTAACTGCTTCTTTATTATGACCAGCTAACATGTTTCTTAAAGATCTTAAAAAATCAATAGCACCTCTAGTACCATTAACACCACCATTTAACACCTCATCTTCGAGATGTTCCATATGAAGATTTTTTCCAGATGCTTCTGCAAGAAATTGTTTATATTGTTTCATTTATTACTCGCGGCCCAATCTAAAAATCTATCTAATCCATCCCGAATTGAATCTTTATCAGCGCTGGGTAAAACTTTGTCATTTAATCTACCTAAAGTCTTTGTATAATATTTGTCTAGAGCATTAATCATTTTCG